AGGATGCTGGGACATTCGTTCGGAAACGATGTTACGAACGCTGTGTACGGTCACAGGACACTGGAAGAACTCCGAACAGAAATAGAGAAAATAAAAGTCCCGTTTGTGACTAACTGTGACTAACCGTTCTTATTTTTATCTTTTTTAAACTGTCTTAATTACTCTAACAAAAGTCTGCAAAGTCTTGATTTTACTGGCTTTTCCGCATTTTACAAGGGATTTCGCAAAGACATTTTCTATAATCTAATTTTAATGAAAATCTTCAATAATCCTTTGTTTATGCGGGTTTCAGAACTTCGTTTGTGACTAATTTGTGACTAACCGTGAAAATCTATATCTTATTAAAATGTCGCAATTTGACGTAAAAAAAAAGAGAGTCAGGTTTTTAGGCCCAACTCTTTTTCTGACTGTCCACTCGTGCCGCTGCTGACAGCCCCCGAATTGGGACATACAGCTCTTCCGTTCATGCACGTCGGAATCAGTCTGCACTATCAACTTGTGCTAGCCACACAGGGTGCTATACGTCATAAGTTCAATCCCTGTGCGACTGCTAACAGTATAACTTGTTCTGAAGGGAAAATCAATCAGAACATCATTTCGTGTTGGCTTTCATGTGCTCAATCACTCTCTTCCAGGTATCAATGCCGCAAGTTCCATTTGCCTTTACACCAACATTTTTCTGGAAAACTTTGAGGGAATCATATGTGTCATTCCCGAACTGTCCGTCAACTTCCACTCCCAGCATCGCCTGAAGCATTGCCACAGCTGTACCGGAACTGCCTTGTCTCAGAATCGGAAGTCTTGTCTGGAAGGTACCGGTAAGCGTAGTTGAAGGTGTACTTACTTTTGCACCGGTGGTAACAGCAATAGCCACGTGGTGATTATCGTTCAGGAGGATATCTCCTGCCTTTAAATAGTCACCAGATGTCAGATACTTACTATCCGTCAGTACTTTCGCACCGGCAGCCTTCATTGCGGCTCTCATGTTTCGTGTTGTCAGATAAATGCTGACTGCTTTGAGCTTTGCATTATTCAGGCGATATCCAGCGCCCTTGACGATAGCTGCTGTACTTGCGCTGCAATCAGATTCACAAGCTACCGTGATCTGCGCCGGATCGTAGTTGCTCGCCTTCAGATGCTGCCAGAATGAATACCGGTCATTGCTGTTTCCGGCTGTGCCCTGATCGTACCCGATGAGATTGTTCTGGGCTGCTTTTGTCGCCATATCTGCGATCATGGATGCGATTTTAGCATCATTAAATCTCAGGACGCAGAGCCACGGTCTGCTGTACCAGTTCATGATCTGATACTCTGTCCCAGTCTGATCTCCTGCTTTTCCACCTGCATATCTTCCGTTTTCGTCATGCCCACAGTTACTGATTTTTACCATTTTAGTTTCTCCTTTCTGTGTTGTTCCTCTATAGTCCTTGTAGAACACATCCATATCGACATTTCCGCTGATACCGGATACTTTTCCTTTGCTGGAATACTGCCAGCCTACACCGACCGATGGCTTCAGCCGTGTCTGGACAGTGCCGTTATCATTTGCCGGATATCGTGCAATCCAGCACTCATACTTCCTGAGTACATCAGTCAAAACGTTATTATACCAGTCCAGATTGCAGTAGATACCGACCTTGTAACCAGCTTTCTTCATTCTGGTCAGAAATGCTACTGCAATGTTCTCGACTGCCTGTTTACCGAGTTTTAGCTGATTAAACCACTCAAGGTCGTAGAACACTGGGAAGTCCAGTCCTCGCCCGTTCAGTGCGGCAATCACATCTTCCGCCTCGTCAATCGCCTGTGCCGGTGTCAGAGCGTATGAATACTTATATCCGCCGATAAGGATTCCGTTGCTCTTGCATCCCTTGTAGTTGTACTCGAATGAGCTGTCAACACCTGTTTTCTGATGGATTCTTAAAATGGCGAATTTAATGCCGGATTTAGCCACTTTCGGCCAGTCCGGTTTTCCTTGATTGGATGATACGTCAATACCTTTAATTTCCAATTTATCAACTCCTTTTTATGAAATTTTCAAAGTTTCTTAATCAACAAAATGGGAAGTCTTTATATTTGCTTATTGCGTTGTTGCTATTTTATCTGAAGCCATGCTTCCCATCTTCCATTGTTCATACTCCTGAAAAAAATACCTTTGTCAGTAATAGCATACGCAGTTAAATATTTTAAATTACCGTTAGATGGAACTACAAAAGCGTTTATCCATATTGCGTCTTCAATCGGCGTGTTTTTGGATGTAGAACCATTTCCTGAGTATATACCAGGAGAAGCAATGTTATTCCAATCTTCAACATTACCATCTACTTGTCTTAGTGCGCTTAAAGTTTTACTATTTAATTCATTAAGTGCTCCAACCACCGTCTTGTTGTTCGTCTGCAAGTTGCTGATGACCGCATTGGTCAGTTTCTCAACAATCCAGTTCCAGATTCCGCTGAACGGCGAAAGCTTGTTTGCCTTCGATGTTGCGTCATAAATCATCAGTGTGTCGTTGTCCGCCGGTGTTGCTTTCTGTGTGTACTCGTTAAATTTACCCATTATTGTAATCTCCTTTCTAATTCCTTGATACGTTTTTCTTGCTCGTCAACCTTTGCACTAAGTTCCTGTATGGCTTTAATGGCGTAGTTGAGAAGATACGGACTGTTAATCTGCTTAACATCCATCTCGCCGTTTTCGTCATATCCGCCGCCCAGAGCCAAGTTCGGGTCGATTTCTTCCAGTTCGTCCGCTACAAAACCGATGTTCTGATGCCATCCACCCATCGGCTCTTTCCAGTCGAACTGGCGGACTTTCATGCGATTAACCGTTTCGAGAGCGTCTGTTTCACTGCTTTCGATGTTTTCTTTTAGGCGGATGTCGGAAACTTGTGAGGTTGTATATAAATAGTCTGTGCTAAAGCCAGATCCACCCCATTTAGCACGGATTCCTAAACGTCTGTATGTTGCCGCATCTCCATGTTTACTACCCGTTCCTGAAAAAAGATAGGCCACTTGCGAATCATCTGCGCTTACGGACGCTACCGGCTGTCTTTTAACTTTGCCGGATGTTTTTGCTTGATTTTCCAAGTCGTAAAACATAAGGGTTCCACCGACAGTTGCGTTTCCGCCTACGCTCAAGCTTTTACCAATAGTTGCACTTCCATCCGTTGAAAAATTCGCCCCAAGTTCACATCCATCCGTGAAAAGCGAGTTTGTATTTATTCGGACTTTATTGTTCAGATATCGAACAATGTAACCTTCCCATTTTTTACTTGTATCGCCTTCCATCCAAAGTTCAATAACCTTATTCTGGACTTTCTGTGCGAAAAGCCCGTACTTCCCGAGCATCAGCGCATTGTAATTGTCTGCATCTGTATAATCGGTATACAATCGCAATCCGGCAGTGTTAAGAGATACCATCGGGTTTCCAGTGTTCTTATTAAGTACGACATATCCGGTATATCCTAATCTTGATATCTGATTTCCGTCAGCATCGTAAATCTTCAACTGGCCATTTCCGTTATTCGTGCCGCCAAGACTGATAACGCCACCCTTCATAGCATTGAATGAGATAAACAGCGTCTGGTTTCCGCTCTCATCTTTTTCGTAGTACAGCCCCTTGAACTTCCCATCGTCTGACAAGATATCGACTATCTGTTCCTGTGTCAGTGATGCCACATCAACCGCAACGGAAAAAGTCTGGTAGTCTGCAAGTTTGGTTTTTGACTGGTCAAAATACAGTGAAACCTTGAGCATGTCATGTGCCTTGAGTGACAGTCCGTTGACATTAACGTTCAGCCGGTCAAGTGCCGCAGTCTGTGATACCGTGAGTGCCGACCATGTGGCGCCGTTGTCAGTGGATTTTTCCAGTTTCCACCAACCTTTTTGTGACTGTGCAACTTCTCCGTTTCCGTCACGGTAGAACGAATCTACAATGAGCGGTGCCGGTGTTATCTTCTTGTCTGCCCCCATCAAAAGAACATCCGCATTACTTTGGAAGAAGTAAGTTCTTCCGGCAGTTCCCTGTTCACCCTTAATTTTCGTCCAACTATACTTCGTTGGGTCGGTGCTATCGTCTGGCGTGTAATCGGTATACTGACCGATATACAGCTTATTGACACTATCATCTACGGAGAAGCCTGTTCTGCCATCAGCACTGTTGGCATATGCGATATGGAAGTACGGCGTCTTTCCGTTCGCTCCCGGTGTTCCCGGCACGCCCTGGTCGCCCTCGAATTTCGCCCACGTGTACTTGCTCGGGTCGGTACTGTCAACGCCAGAAAAGTCCGTATAAGTTCCGATATACTTGTTTGGTGTCTTGCTCATCTGTGCCGCTGTCGGGTTCTGTACCGGTGCGTACTGGATATGCAGATAAGTGGTCTTTCCATCTATTCCAACGCCCGGGATTCCCTGCGGTCCGGCGTACTGTTTCGCAAGTGAGAACTGTTTCGATACGACAAGGTTATTCAGATATGCCGCCTTGATGTTCACCCATCCGCTGTCTGCGGTCAGCCCGGTAACGGTGTATGTTTTGCTTTCCTTATCCCAACTTCCCAGTATATTCTGCGACGTCGTAATCGTATACGTACAGTTATCTGTGATATCCTGTGTGCCGTACATGACGGTCGCTGTCGTGGTACACTCCGGGAACTCTGTATAGTTGCCGTCAGAGTCTACCGGGATGCCTTGATAGTCGTTATCAAGCTGCATGGTCATGTTTCTGGCCAGAGCTGCCATGCTCTCAACATCTTCAATCTTTTCATCAAGTGGCTTACCGCCGATCGTCACATAACTTCCGTCAAGGGTAACTGATCCAGTATCCATATCTGCTTCAAATATCGCATTCCCGCTTTTGTCTCTTACAATGAGCGTTCCTGCGTTGATATAATCAGCATTGATGCCTTCCGCATAGAGTAGTCTGGTTATTAATTCGCCAGTCACCGCAAAACCGTAAGGATACGTTTTTCCACCATCAATCGACACGGCAAACGCCTCCGCTGTCAGCTTCCAAATTATATTAGATTCTGCTATGGTCGGCTTGTTGTGCATATAGTATATGATACTACCATCCTGTTGTGGCTCCTGTGTCATATACAGACCGCTCGAAGAGCTGAGTGTTTCAGCTAATCTCCGTATAGCCTCTTCTCTTGCGGACGTTTCTTTTTGTACCATCCGGCGCGCTGCAACTATAGCTTTCGTGCTATTCCCGTAAAAGTCACTACTGCCTCTGATCGGATCATCGGCCTGTGTCTTAACTGTAGTCAGGCCGCCCACGTTACCTGATACATCTGTCAGAGGAGTAAGGTATTTGTTCCCTAACCGGTCGTAAGTATACATCATGTCGCCAAACTCGACGAGCGGGTCGTATACCAGATCGCCCTCAAGATTCCGGAATCGTGCCCCTACAATCTGTTCGCCGATAATATTCGCCACCGTCTGAAGCTGATCGGTGTCAATCAGCTCGTTCTCAAGTTCAAGGACGTACCCTTCCTCTCCGTATATGCCGGAATAATCAGTATCAGTATCGTCGCTTGACTGTCCGTTCGTTACCTTGATTCCGGTTATAACTATATCATCGCTGGAAAGTGTAGGTGGATTACCATAGTTCTTTAATTCCGGTATATTCGTCCTTTCAAAGTCCCATTTCACAAACTGTAGATTCCCGGAATAATCAATCCGGGCGTTCGCAGACTCAACCATAGCCGCATATCCAAACAGCTGGCGAAACGTCATACTGTCAGGAACGCTTCTTATTATTATAATATCGCCATGGTCCATGGTTAGATTCATGCCTATGCCGACAGTCTTACAAGCATCTCTGACAAGGTTAATGAGCGACTGCGGTAGTTTCAGTCCGCTAGTATATACCTTATTCGCCTTATACATATCATCCAACGCCGTAACATTGATGATATCCGAATACTGCTCCGGCGTAGTGACTGTATAGACTCCCTTGTCTATAGTTTCGATGATGTCTTTTGTAGCTGCCTGCGTTGCGATGATAGGATCGCCGGTACTGTCCAGAATCGGGTTATAACTTTCGTCCAGCAGCGTGCTTACAGATTCCGGTGCTGCATACGACGTCTGAAGCTTCAGATAAGCATGAACCTTAGCTCCGTAAAAGTTGTAGTTCTTCCACTGCTCCTGATCGTTATTGATGCTCAGTGTTAGTGTTTTGCAGACAGTAGCGCCGACCGGAAAGCTACTGCTCTCTGCACAGTCAGAAAACCCGTTGTCGCCGTTCATGATATCTTTGTTGATGGTCTTTTTTGTTCCGTCAGGAAAGGTGATGTCCACTACCATTCTGACCGGTTCGCCAGCTTCAAGCTTTTCTCTAAATGCGTTGCTTACGTTAATCACAGTGGATTCACCCCCGTCATGTTAAACTCTAATGATGACATAATCTTTCTATCGTCCGACAGTTCTCCGATAGCTATGTTTTGTGTCTGGCCTACGTAGAACGGAGCATCTCTCCAAACTCCGTAATACGGCGAGAAATAATGTAGCGTAAATTTATATCCTTTTGCTACCATCTGCAAAATTTTGGTTGCTTCTTCCATTGGGAGATCACTACCCTTGTATGTGTATTGTTCCACAGTAAACATCGGCGTAAAGTAGCCTACACCGTATTGCGTCCTCTGACTGGATTCCGTGTAAGTCGTGGCAAAGGAGAACGCAAGGTCTTTATCCGGTTGCCAAATTACTATTCCATTGATTTTGTATTTTTCCATAACGTCCTCCTTTCTATGCCATTTCAAACGGGTTTTTGCCGCTTGTATCTCGTCTCATCTGTGCTTCTTTCATCATCTCGTCAAACAGTGTCCTGCGATTGATCTGAGCTGTAAACCGGTAGTTTCCACCACTGGTCTGTCGTCCTGCTGTTTCTTCCCGGACGATCTTTCTGAGCAGAGCTTCCGGTGTCTCGATGTTGTTACCCTGCTTCTGGTCGCCTAAGACCGCAAGGAACTCGCTTCTTGGTGGAATGACTGCGCCTTTAGCCAAATACGGAACTGTCGGAACTCTTGGGAAAGTAGCTTTAAACCCGATAGTCTTTGAGCCGAATGGAGTCGGTACTTTCCATGGGCCGAAAGAGAATGCTGATTCAATCGCACTAACAACTCCGTTTACTTTGCTGATAGCGCCATTTACAACACTTATGATATTGTTCAGAACAGACCTGATAGCATCTCTCATTCCGTTAAATACATCGACTACAGTGTTTTTGGCGGATGTGAATTTATCAACAATAGCGTTCTTGATTCTTTCAGCAAAGCCACTAACAGTAGACCATATAGCATTCCATTTCTGATGCGCGCTGGCTTTTATGTTCCCCCAAATGGTCGTCATTTTGGTAGCTAGACCTCTGAGTTTATTCCCAATATCCTCAACAAAACGCCTTGTTTTATTAGAAATCCAATCCCATACCTTTCCAGCCATTTCTTTGATTTTGTCCCAGTTTTTGTACAGTAATACACCAATCGCAATACATGCGCCGACTGCAAGAACAAAGACTCCACCTGGTCCGATAGCTGTTGCAATGGCTTTGATACCGCCCATGATGCCGCCTGTACCAGTCATTAACGAGATAAGCCCCTTTGCGGCCATAGCGATTCCAGACACGTTTTTAATGATTATCGACGCCAATCCTGCAATCTTCGCCGCTGCGAACGCCCCGATCAGGGCCGCACCGAACGCTTCAACGATCGACTGATGATCGGCGAGAAACGTAGCTACTTTTGCGACCAAATTAACCACTGTCGGAAGTCCTACCTCAATGACCCATTTCAGCATCGGAAGAACAATATTTTTGTAAATCCATTCAAGGACATTCCCAATAGATTCCAAAATTGGAGCAAATGCGCTCGTCAAATTGCTGATGGATTCCAGCAATGGATAGAAGTCCAAATTTGCCGCCCATGTTGCCGTATCCTCTGCAATTTTCTCAACAAACTGCATAACTACTACAAGAGCATCTGCAATGTTCTGAATAATCTGTGTCCCGACATTGTTCTTGTTCCATGCGTCAGCAAAGCCGGATGCAATGTTACCGATAGTCTTACGACCATTCTGAGCAATCTTCAGCATGGTCGTAAGCATCGTTGTGCCTGTACCATTTGTCCAGACTTCAACTAGGCTTTTGCCTACACTCTTGGCGAGCTTTGCAATTCCAGACAAGGCAATCTGTGCCGCATCAATGGTATTCTTGCCCTCTTTTTTCCAAGCATCTTGAAATGGTTTCCAGAGTTTTTTTAAGAGCTTCGCAAGCTTTTCAGCTGATTTGCTGATTTTATCCAGAGCGGTTTCACCCTCTGCTACTTTTCCGTAATCTACGTTGCTGACTGCACTCGGAAGAGATGTTCCGCCGCCACTGCCACTACCGGATGTCGACGGAGTTTTACTTGCTGTTGATGATGTATCCTGTGTAGAATACCGATTAATTTCATCGAGCGGACTAAGATATCCTTTCGCCGCTTTTGCCGCATCTTTTGTTGCATCAGCTACATCTTCCGTAGAATCCGCTAACTTGCCGGCGTTGTCTGCCGCCTGTCCGTAAGCATCTGCCGTATCCTGCACGCCACTGGCATCGCCTGTAAGGCCTGCTCCACTTCCACTTGTCTGACCGGAAGATTTCTTGCCAGTGATAAGCTCCGTGAATGACTTGAAGGCATTTGCCAGAGTTGCCAGTTTGCCTAGCAGAATATTAATAACTTTCAGAACAGGCGTGAAAATATTAATCAATCCCTGTCCGACTGTTGCCTTGAGAGACTGTAACTGCAATTGCATCACTCGCACCTGGTTCGCCCAGCTGTCAGAAGTACGAATAAAGTCACCAGATGCGGCAGATAGCTGCTTCTGCACAAAAGCCAGACGGAGAGCCACTTTTTCCTGTTCTGTCATGGCAGATGTGGTTTTGCCGTAGCCATTTGCAAGCGCATACTGATCAAGCGCCGACTGGGTCATGACCACGCCAAGATCTTTCAGCGTCTCAGTCTCGCCTGTAAACACTGATTTCAGCTTGATGTAAGCCAAGTCCTGACTGATGTTGTAGAATGATGCCACATCACCAGTCAGCTGTGTCAGAGCCGTTGACATGTCATAAGCCTGCTGTTCAGAGAAACCGAACGACTTAGACATTGCTCCGAATGTACCAACATACCTTTTTGCCATTGTCTCTGACAGTCCGGCTGAGGTCATGGCGTTCTTTGCGAATTCGTTTACCTTGTCAGACATGGTGGTAAATGTAACATCGACCACGTTCTGTACTTCTGTGAGATCAGAGCCGAGTTCCACGCACTCTTTTCCGAACTGCACTAACTTGCCAACTGCAAATGCTCCACCAATTAGCAGACCGATTCTTTTTACAGTACTTCCAAGGCCGTTAAATGACTGTTTTATAGCTGATACGCCGTTTTGCACGCCTGACGTGTCCATTCTGGTATCAATAATGACTGAGCCATCAGCAGCCATGTGTCCACCTCCTAACTATTTGAGGTTCAACATCTCATTCAACTTATCTTTATAAGCTTGCTCTTCATCGCTGAGACGTGTTTTTATATCAATAATGTTCTTGTTTTCTTGATAGAATTTCTTTTCCCATTTATCGAGCTTTTCACCCTTCGCCTTTTTAGAGCGGATTCCAACAACTGTGTTAAACAGGCATTCACCAGATTCCATGAAATATCCGAAGAATGTCCACCAGTGCATGTATGGTACGGCTCTGATTTCTTTACCGGCAACCTTGTTGACCGCCGGAATAATCATGTTCCCGTCCTGTTTCCAGTCCATTAAGCGAGGTTTTGGTTTGTTTGGATTATTATCTGACTGACCACAGTCAATAAACTCGCAAGCTTTCTGACAAGCTTCTGTAAGATGTTCCGGGGGTATACTCTGCCAATTCTCGAATAGAATCTGTAACATAACAACTGCTTTTGCCTGCTCATCCAGTTCTGGGTCATTCATGGCGACCAGAATATCAATAATTACTCGAAAATCCGTTCTGATAGAAAAATCCACCCCACTGATATTTAGTGAGGTGGGTAACTCATAGGCGGTCATTTTGTATACTTCTCCGTATACTTATTGACTGCTGCCTGCATTTTCTTTTTTCTTTTTTCGATTTCCGGCGCAATTGCTTCTGCGATCTTATCCAGAACAATGTAAGCGAACACCTGACCATTTCCGAAAACGGTTGTTGCGGTAATTGGTTCTTTGAACAGGTCTTTTGATGCTTCATATCCGAGCAGATAATTGATTTTATCCTCAATCTGTCTATTCAGCTCTGCCATCTCTTTACCAGATGTAACTTTCTGAATAGAATCTTTGAGCTGCTCAAAATATTCTGTCAGTTCCTCTGCACGTGCTGCTACATTGATGTCCGTCGGGTTCAGCTTAAAAGAAGAAAAGACTTCGTCTTCATTATTCGTGAATGTGAAAATGAGAATTCCATCGTCGATTTTAGTGTTGATTACTTTTGCCATTTGGCGTGCCCTCCTTGTATATGTGCTTATTCGCTGTCGGCTGTGAATGTACCGGAACTGATATCAAACTTTCCTTTTACACGTTCGCCGGTATAATTGACGGTAAATGGAATCTGATATCCAGATGTATCGCCGCCGTAGGAAGTCGGCACAACGTAGCAGTCCTGCTGATATGCTTCATACTTGCCTGCTGTAGCTTCTGTCCAGAGATGGACCTCAACTGCTTTTGTTTTGAGGTTATCGTCTTTGTACCTGTTGTCTACGATCTTCTGTAATGCCGTGAATAGATCAGAAGTGGTATCTGCATAGAACGGATCAGCGTCAGAAGAAACTTCGTAGCCGTTATGCTTAAATGTGGATTCTCCAAGAATGTTTTTAGATGTTTCAGTATCTGGATTGAGTTCGACATTGTACTCTTCCAAATCTTTGCCAAGACGCTCATATTTCGGTGTCAGTCCTCCACAGAGGGAACCTGCATCAATGTAATGAGCCATATATTTACGGTCAATCTTGCCTGTAACTGCCATAGAAATGTCCTTTCTGCCTATAACTTTTAAAGGCTGTGTAGGTTAGCGGCTATCTCCGATTGATAGCCGGTTGTTACTTGTTATATTACTTCATAAGTATTTTCATAGCGTACTGACAATGGCAATAGCCAATCCTGTACGCCGCTCTCCTGTGGCTCTAAACCATAGGAGTTGTCACGAGTAATGCGTTTTATCACTCGCCCCTGTGAAAGCTCAGGAAACGCATTTAAGCGTGTCTCAGCACCATTTATAATAACTGGTTCTCGACATATCCATTTACCGAGATTGTCAAGGAACTTCTGAACAGAGAGTTTCTGCCTTTCCTTGTCAGATGCTGTTCGGTATACCACGTAAAATGGATACTGACATACCTGATGCATTGTTCCGCAAACATCTTCTTTTTCTGAATAGATTAAAGCTCCATTATCTGCTGAGAACGCAATACCTGATTCCTTACCGAGTTCCTCAAACTTGATTGTTTCATTTTCGTATAGTCCCGGATACTGGTTCAGAAGTGCTTTCATGGCATCTGTCAGAATCTCATATCCAGTTGCATCTTTTCCGATAGGTTTATCTGCCATGTCTGCCACCTCCTGCCTGTGCTTTTACTTTGCGAATCCAAGTATCACCATATTGCCGTTTAGCGGCATCGAACCACTTTGCCTGCGCCTGTGGGTGAGCCTGTTTGGTGTATTCAAGATTCTCTTTTGCGGCTGTCTGACCAGAAAACTGACTAACGAGAACTTTCTTTGATCCACGTCTTGCGTAGGGACTTCCAGTTGCTTCGTCAACCATTCCTTTTCCCTCATACAAAAAACGTCCATAAGGTGCCGCCGCTGCGCATACTTTCCCAGTTCCTTGCAAGGATGTACTCTCAACTCTTGTTCGGTTGATAAAGTCTCCTGTAACCATCGGCATAAACGGAACCATACTGTCCATAACCATTCCATCAAGGAGATACTGGGCTTCTTGATACTGTCTGGAAAATCTGTCCATATTCAGCTTGATTTTCATATCTCCATCGACTACGGAGAATCCTTTAAAATGATGAATCTTACTCATATTACTTACCCAGAATCTCAAAATGTGGAATCAGTGTATACGGACCGCCAACACTGGTAATCTTAAACACATTATCCTTGTTCTCGTTCATGTACTGATAGAATCCGTTCCGATAATCACTGTCAGTTACCGTTCCGCCAGTCCACTCACCCTCCCAGAAGAACGATTCATCTGAGAATGTGATAGTGTCTTCCAGAGCATTGTTAATCTGCCTTTTCCATTCTTTAGGCGGCAACCACGGAAGAATCTTGCTGTCTTTATCAGCAATGGTTATATCGCCGTTCTGGATGGTATATCGAACGTGTAACTGTGCGTTGTCAGTTGCGTCTGGTCCGTACTTTTTAAGGATTGCTCCTTTGTCAGTAATGAGGTCGACACTGGATAAAACATGAGGATACCAGTACGCATCTTTTGTTGTGGCACTTTCGTAATAATTGAAAATCGTCACCGTTTTTTCGTACATGATATCCTCCTATCCTTCACATATTGCTTTTGAAAATCTGTCGTGGAACGCTTTAATTCTAACAATATTGCCTTTGCACTCTTCCGGCACTTTCCCATAGAAAATAATGCTTTCCGGATGCAATCGTTCAATCATGGCGTTATACCCTGACAAGAATAGGCACTTTTTGCCCTTACTGTTCATACAGCCTACTGAACTGACCGCCACTGTTCCACCCTCTGGCTCCCCATCGAAACACCAATCGTAAGAATCCGGTGTACTCCATGAGATTGTTGGAATCACACGGCAACCATATTCTTGGAGATATGCGCCTATCCAGTGTTTGCGGTAATGGTTGTATATCTGGATAGCTTTCGGGAAATCGGTGTAGGTGCTGAAATCTGGCGTCAAAATGTACCGGAATCTGCTCAGCTTGCCCACGTACCTGTCTGGATTTCTCCACAGTGCATCGAATTGGTAATCATCTAAGAAGAAATGAACCGCTTTCTCTTCTGGATTACTGCATTTTCCTCTGGCGTAATTGAAACCAACAAATTCGCAGTTGCCCTCAAATAATTCCGGTTCTATCTGCGGTATACCGTATTCGCCGACACCAGGGAAGATGCGGCGGTTCAGATTTTCGTAAGCTATGCTTGTCTCTTTTTTTGCCATAGGCTATTTTCTTCGACGTCTGCGGCGGTTTACGCGGTTGACTTTTGCATCTGCTCTCGAACCACTGGACAGCGTCCTGTTCGATGCTGTTTCTCTGTCTAAGAATGTATTTGTCGCCTTACGATCAGCCTTATACGCTTTTTGATCTTTTCTCATCTCAGACGCGGAGATATTTTTCACAGTAGCGCCGTTGGATGCTGCTCTTTTTTTGAATTCACTCGCAGACATATTCAGCGGAGTAGGCTGTGGCGCACCACCTATTCCAATCTGATAGTAGTGCCGCCCGTTCTTGTTTGAGAAATAATACCTCGTTGTTTCGCCATTTCTGATTACATCAAGTCCGCTGGTTCCGCTGGAACTTAGTCCACTACTTCCACCACGTCCACCCATAAGATCACTCTTTCTGCACTGTCTGCTTAATAACCTGATTCACACCAGTGGCCGACAGCCCGTTAAACATACCGACCGCAACTGCCGTTATATAGTCCGATGCCGGAAAATCCGGGATAACTCCCATTCCGACTGCTCCGAGAATCCCACCAATAACCGCCATGATTACCGGAATCCATTCATCAGAGATTCTTTTTGATGCTTTACAGCCCATTCCTACGATGTAGCAGATCATAACGATTGCTATACATGAGCCTAATGTTGAAATGTCCATTATTATCACCTCACATCAATTTAAGTTCATTGAATACTTTAAAAATTTTTGGTGACTGAATAGCAAACCAGTCAACCATTTCTTCATTCACAGCCCAGCTGTCAGCACTGTTCGAATTGGAATCAAGCCCAGACTCAAGCAGAAACGCATGAATAATTTCATGTCTGACAACCTGCTTCTGATAGCTTTCAAGGTCTGCTTTTGTTCCAATCTGTCCTTGTAGTGCTTTCATGCCATCAACCACAATTTCTCGTATTGATAAATCTGTATAGCCATCGACATTCGTCAGATTCGGATATTCTTTCTCACTCCCGAACTTCACGTTCCATTCAGAACCTAAGATATTAACCTTAAAATCCTGCATAAAGTATTGGTATCCCTTCATCCGTCCTTACTCCCATTAGAAGCGGCAAAGCTGTCTTTAAGAGCAAGTCATTCGTTTTCTGTACATCTCCGGCGGCGGCATATACTGCACTCCATTCCTTTGCACTCGCCCCAATCTGCTGAGGTGTTGCGTAAGAGATGGATTCACTGCCAGATGATACAGATGTTACAATGCCTGTCGTGCTACCACCGGACCCGATTGTGGCTGACGTACCACTCACAGCGGCATTGGTAGCATTCTTTTCGGCAAGTTCAATTTGATACATTAATTCAGCCAATGAGCAGACCGCCTTTTTGATGCGCTTCTGTGAGCGTTCGTTCGTCGGCAGTCCGTCCACCAACCTATCAAACGTCATTGTGTCCACAAAATCACTGGCTCTTTCTGCCAGTCGTGGAAAGTCGGTTTCTGGCACGACATTGCCGAATGATTCTGTATAGAATTTATAATCTGCATAAGCCATGCCAGTTACCTCCTACATTTATGATTTTGCTGTTACAGTCGCACTTCCGGCATTCAGTGCTTTGTATGTTCCGTCACACTCAACTACTGTAATCTTCTGTCCGGTTGCTGCTTTAACATCAGCTTTTCCGTCCCAAGAAGTCCAGTTTCTGAGATTCTGTCCATATCCGACAGTTACTGCGTCTGCCGCAACTTTGTATTTGTATACGTTGTTGGAGTTTTCCTTAGCCGGATTTACAGTGATTTTTGTATCACCAGTTGCTGTTTCTTCCGCAGATGTTACTACCAGAGTGCCAAGTGCTGGTGTCTCATCAATGGTAATTACTGCAATTGCATCAATGTACTCCGCAAAAAGAGTAAGTCCCATAACCGCGAATGCTTCGGACACTGCTGTGTGGTAGTTACCCTGAGTGTGGAATCCGATCAGGTTTGTTTCGCCGGAAACGGTATACACAAGACCTGCTCTTGCGAAGTCAGATTCGTTCGGGTCAACATAGTAAAGTACGATGTTCTCGACAGGAGTAGCGATAACCTGTCCACGTGGGATCTCACTGTCAGATAACAGGAAGATGGTATTGAATCCCATGAAATCCTTCATGTATTGGAATCCGAACTGGTTCTGAATAGTGATCTCAGCTGCTCCGAGGTATTCATATACGTCCAGAATATTCACAAATCCAACAACACCAGTCACATTTCTGTGCATCTGCTTGAATTTGTTTTCAACACGACCCTTAGCCATTGCCAGAGCCATCTGGAATGTGGTTTCTGTGGAAGTAAGTGTACCGGTTTTCAGATAATCATAGAATCTGCCGGTAACATTGGTCTGAAGCTGGAAAAGGAATTCGTCATCGGTCATCTGAACAGCGTTCTCATAACCGTGATCCTTGATTGCTTCGATAGATACAGCCTTTGCGTACTTCTCAATGCTCATTTCTGCATAAGGCTTTTCTTTTACAGTGAATTTGCTGTAAGGGATTTCTTCGCCTTCTTTAACATTTCCGTCCTGCAATGTGCCTTCTGCGTATTTTGATTTAAGAACCGCTCCGGGTGTCTTTTTGATTGGACGCATGATACCAAGAATCTCACGCAAGTGCTCCCAGTTTCTTTCGAATCTGGTTACAAAGTCAATCTCACGTGCCGTTACCTGGATATCATTTGTCATAATAAGATTAGTTTTTGCTGCCATATAAAAAATCCTTTCTACCCATAACTATTAAGGTATTGGGTTAGCGGCTATACTCTGGCGTATAGTCGGTGTAAAAAATCACTGGAATAACTGGATATTCTGAGCAATTGCAGCCTGTCTCTCGGACGGGTCTTTGATCGCTTCGATTTCCTTCTTTGTCATGCTTCCCGGTGTCTGCTGCTGTCCAACATGAGTGGTAAATCTTGCCTGGTTCTGCTGAGCCTGCTGCTGAGATTCATCTACAAAAGCGGATGCGTCAGACTGCTTCATCTGTTCGATCAGGTCGTTCAGTCCAAGGATTTTACCGTCTTTCAGTTTTAATCCGGCTTCTTTGATGTCTGCCATAACAGACTTCTTTGCTGCTTCGCTGGAAAACTTAACATCATCGAGTGCCGCTTTCAGAGCATCTGAGAAATCTCTGTCATAGATTTTTGCATTGAATTCTTTCTCTGCATCTGCCGCTTTCTGTTTCCAAGCCTCTAACTCGCTTTTAACATTTGCCGGGTCGATACCGTCAAAACTTTTTAAGGTTTCTTCTGCTGTCTCGGCACGTTCTTTCCAGTCATCACGTTCACCCTCGACTTTCGACAGAGTTTTCGCTACTTCTTTGGCATTCTTATAATGCTCAGAGAGCGCCTTTTTAACATCTGCCTGTTTATCCTCCGGGATTTCAATTCCAAATGATTTTAATGTATCAATAAGTTTCTGCATAACATCCTCCTGGTCGTGTTTATTGACCTGCCGCCGCAGGTATGGATTAAGCCAGTTAGACCACTGGCAAGGTAATCGAAAAGGGTGGACTCGAACCACCGACGTCAAGGACTATGCGTCCTCCGCTCTTCCACCTGAGCTACATTTCGTCAACCCGGATTCCCGGGTTAGCAAGGTGTTTAACGTGTCATGCCTGCCACGAGTTGTTCCGGGCGCCTGTCCGCCCATTTACCTTTTACAAGGAGGTGCGTACTGTCTATGCGAGCGAGCAAGTCATATAGACAGTAATGGCACGTGTCGGAAATTGCATCCGCTTTTCAACCTCATGCATCTTATGTGACAATCCGGCCACTGCATTTTCTATTAAGGACACGCACCCGAGAAAGGAGGAATCAATGAAAAATGTCTATGTCAAGTGGCGGAAACCACTTACGAATCTTCCTCATAAATACATTGTACCACAAACCTTTCCAAAAGTTGTGGTACATGTTTTAGCCAATTAGAGCATATCCCGGAGTTTTTCCACGTATCTCTTGACAAGATCACGTTCTTCCCGGCACTCTGCGTCCTTGGACATGTCGCTCATTTCTGTTGTGAGTTCGTCCAGGTGTTCTTCCAGAGCAGCAAGCATCTTTCTTTTGCATTCCTCAGATTTGCCGGAACGATAGCTCTGTTTCTGTGTCATATAGTCGTCATAAGCATCTCGTCCGTCAGAACGGCTGTAATGCCCTCTGACATAATGCTCACCACGTCTGGCATAAGAACTACCCCTGTCGTAATCCGGCATCATCCTGCCGTCATTTGAGCTGTATCTCCCCATGCTGTCGCGCTTTCTTCCGCGTTCGCTGTAATCGTCATTGTATCCACCACGCATCTCATCAAGGACAGTGTTGTAATATTCCACCTTTTTGTCCCAGTACTGCGTATTCTTGATATCTTTGTACATATCAATCAGCTTGTATGTCATTTCCAGATTTCCAGTGTTTAGTCCATTATCAGCGATTTTGGACAGTTCATCTTCGATTCTTGCGCATAAGTCTTTAATATCTCTCATAATCACACCTCCTACGCTTCTCTGGTCACGATAATATTTGCGTTCGCAACAGAAATTGCCTGATCGCTTGTGTTCTCTACTGCGATGTTAACGCAACATCCGCGAGGCACATCAATATAGACGCCAGAGGACACATTGTTGTACTGGTCTACTGCTGCCGGTGTGGAAATCATCTGAGAAGAAAGAACCGGTTCGCCAGAGATTGCAATAGCCAGAGAAATAGCTTCAACAGTACCGCCTGTTGGAATTGCGATATTACCAGAAAAATCCACGAAGAATCTTGCTTTACACTGATTAGTCAGTCCTCTCAGTGTAATAATTCCACTTCCCTCTCTGTGCTGAATGCAGTTAGAACCCTTAACTGCTGTGTTTGAAAATACTACGTTTCCATTTACTGCTACAGTCTGAGCAGCTACACTTGTAAATTCTGCCATAAAAATACTCCTTTCATATCACAAAAGGACAGGTCTCAGCCTGCCCCTCTGTGTAATACGGCATAAGCCGACATCCGAATCAATCGAAAGATACTCTCAATATGAAGTTATCAGCAATTGCATCCGGTGTTGCATCCGCATCCATAAAATGTGTTCGGGTTAGGAACCTGATATGCCGGGATCGGTGCTGGATTAATCGCATTAATAAGCTGCTGTGTCTGAGAAGCCATTGCAGTTGTGAGCAGTGCGCTCTGGCGATCCTGAGAAGCGGCACGTCTGAGATCATTGTTCTCGGCCTGCAGGTTAGAAATCTTTTCATTGCAGAGATAGTCAAGAATCGCTCTTGTCCCTGCGTTCTGGCTGTCGATAATGTCTCTTGTGTTGCTGTTCATCGTGTTCTGCAATGCGCAGGTGTTCTGCGCCATATTGTAGTTTACGCCCTGGATAGCTTCCCGAGTCTCACAGCAACAGTTTGCAAGCTGTGCCTGTAAAGCATTGGTGTTCTGCATATTGGCTACAGTATCAGCATTGATTGCCTGCTGGATTCCAAAGCCAGTCTGCATGATGTTTGTGTTGATTCCGTTAAAACCGGTAAGCATACCGTTGTTCACTGCATAGAATCCATCACAGAGTCCATTGTTGATCCCGTCAAGTTTGCTAATTACTGCGGAGTTATCAAATCCTCTCTGAATGTCTGCCTGAGTAGCTGCTGTGGCCGCATATCCACCGCCATTGCCATTGTTGCCCCAACCATTGTTTCCCCATCCGAAGAAAGCAAAAATGAATAAAACAATAATCCACCAGCTGCCATCTCCACCAAACATGCCGTCATTATTTCTACCGTTTCCAGTAGCAGCGGCAATATCTGCTAAGCTATAATTTCCATCCATAATATAATCTCCTTTTTGTGTATTTACATCAATCTGGCCAGATTGTAATGTACTATTTCATATTCTTCAGCAGGTTTTGAAACTGTCCTGCCATCTGCTGAACTTGGTTAAGTTGCTGTTGAGAAATCTTCCCAGACTGTAACATCTTCTGGACTTCTTCCTTCGGGTTTCCCTTAAAATTCTGCTTAAACTGCATAAACTGCTGTATCATCTGCATTGGTCCGTTTCCCTGCGGTATTCCACCACCAAGCACGTTAAATAATGGATTACTCATCTGCGTTTCCTCCCTTGGCTGCTGATTCCTGCGCGGTATTAGCTCTAACAGGTTCAGAAAAAGAATTTAATCGGTTTGCTATAGCGTCGCATTTAGCTTTTAAATCGTCATATTCCTGTCTGGTGACATATTTGTCCATGTTCTGAGCAGGCTGTTTAGGCGGCATCTGAGCGCCTACCTCGCGATATTCAAATGTTCGTAATGGCTGTGGCATACCGGAAACGTCTGTTGATTTTATGTAGAACTTTTCGCTTTCACTGTCCATCAGTAAAACGCTTGTCCCGGGTGCTACTAGATAGGATTTTGCGCCGACTTCGCCAGATACCCACAGGATGCCATTGTTATTCTGCTGGGGTTGCTGTACTGGTTGAGCCGGCATCTGGACAGGCTGTTGCTGAAATTGGTTCATCTGTCCCGGAACGCCGAAGCTATATTGATAAGGATTGTTATATAATGCCATCTTATGCACCACCTTTCTGATTATATTCTAAAATAAAAAAAGAGCCTTAGACAGTTCGTCTAAGACCCATATAAGTATCTGAAAAGTATCAGCATACTTTAATTATTTTATTGTTCACCCTCCGACTTAATCGTTTCGCCGTGGATATACTCACATTCATCTGTTCAGCGCAGTATTCGAGCGTATATTCCTTACATCTCAGTCGGAACAGTCTTTCCTCATCCGGTGTAAAATTGCACTCTGCCAAGAACCTGTCTATATCTTTCTTTGTGAACACATATAATTTCATGAGCATACCCCTTACTAATGCAATTAACGTTGATTCTGTGCAAGATACTCCGTGAGCTTCTGCTTTGTTTTTTTTAATTCCTCAACATTATTCCCACTGATCTGACTATCCAACATGGTTGATAGTACTTCCAGAATCAATGAATCACGCTCCGCGATCCTCTGAAGACTCTCAAAGTCACGCTTATCATGTTCTTCCAGTGTTTCAACTCGCTTGTTGAGTCGAAATGCCGGAGTAATCCACTTAAGAATTACGGCCACCGCTCCTCCGACAATAGACACTCCTCCGCAAATTGAGAGGAATACTTGTACAAATTCTGATATGCTCATTTGCTCTCCTTTTCCCAGTAGTATACCGGGATCTCATTACCACTATCCCATGTATCGTAATATTTGCCGTTCTGTACCGTCACCACATGACCATCTATGCAGAGGATGTACGTACCTGCCGGATGATCTGTACAAAAGTCGTTGACTGTATAGATATATCGTTCTGACTGTTCAATCAGTTTGCGTTTGTACCCATGTTTATAGAGGTACGCTCCCCAGACATAATTCGCGCTCGGCATATCTGACAGAGCACACGCCTGCACCATCAGTCCGGTGAATACCATTTCCCAATCAAAGCCGGTTGCCTTGCATATTGCCCGGACAGCACAATCTCCGACTCGATTACCGGCAGGATTCGGATTGTAATATTCCCATCTATCCATCAGTCAATCCCCTTTGCTGTTTTGTATCTCTTCGCCGCTCCTCTGGCTTTAGCGGCGTTCTGACGGTTCCACTTCGCGATCATAAGTCGGTCTTGCAGTTCTCTTAGGTCGTTCTGTTTGCAGTAAGCTTTGTATGCAGCATTTTGTTTCTGCAAAAGATAAGACTTCCGATCAAGGTCTTGCTGGAGTGCAAATTTCGCCTTTTCATTCGGTGCATTGTCAACTCCCGCTTGCAGTCCAAGGACTTCACGCTTCGTCTTGCGGATTCTTCGCTCATAAGTGCGTTGTCGCTGCTCTTTTTCGTACTGTTTGCCCTTGTCAGCTTTATCCTGTGCCGATAGTTCTGTATAGGGATTAAATTCTCCGTCACTGGCTCCGAAGCTATGCCGACAGTTTGCCCCTGACAGTCCGCTTGCTGTTCCATATCCAGTCAATGAGAAAGGTGGAAATTTCTTACTCTTGCCAGAACGAGAGTATATCTTACCTTGCCACCATGCGTGATTTCCCGGATTCTCACCGCCGTCACCTGTTCTGGCTCCTATGTGCGCACTGACCAGAATCAAATCCCAGTCCATTTCTTCCATACGTTTTAGGGATATATCTCCAGTAGCCTGAGCCACGCCAGTTCTGACAGAGCGTGCAACCGCTGTTTCAATTGTATCTTTTCTGCCGGATGGATATGTTACCGTAACGCCATTGCTTACAACATTGTTAACTGCTTCTCTAATCGCTTGCGTATATCCAACTGCCCCAGTCATCACATGATTGTATGCAAGGTCACACTGGTTGATATACAACGCCTGAGCAGCACTTGCAGTTGTTCTCGTGAAGTTCTTCCACTCGCCCATGGTTGCAAGCATATTTCGCTCCATGAGTCTTATCATAGCTGGCGACTGTTCGAGCGGTACAGGGCTTAATCCTGCCGCCTTGTATATCTTATCATCATAATCGAGAGCAGTGATTCCGGCATCTTCAAACGCTTCAAGAAGTTCCTGCTGTTCGCGTTTGGTGTATCTGGATAATTCTGCCAGAATGTCCTCTAGCAATTCGCCAGATTCCTGCAATGTTCTGATTCGCCACGCATCGGCATTGGTTAGGATATAATCCTCGCCTCTGCCGATTCTTGCCATCATTCGCGACACGATCTCAGAGATGATATACTGGTGCAGTTCTTCTGCAATTTGTTCACTGCCCTCTGTAATTTGCCGTAAATATTCTGGGCTTAACATAACTACTCATCTCCAAACAGTTTTGGTTCGTCTGGCTGAGCTTCTTTGACCATTGCTTTCGCTTCTTCCTTAGTCATTCCCTCGAACTTCACGAAATACAACCATGCCGGGACCTTGCCGGTAGTCACATACTGCCACCATCTTGCACGGTCGTTTTCACGCACATACAGGATATCTCCGAAATCATAGTTGATCTCGTATGCTCCAACAGGTGCAAGCCCGTACAGGTCAGCGTAAACGTTCAATGCGTAGATTACTTCATCCAGACAGGATTCCAGTTTGTCCCGAACGTCTTTGATAAACTGTACTGTCCTCTGCTGTTCTGCTTCTACGCCTGTAGCTGTCTGAATGCCGCTAGATTCGTTGAATACGAAGTAGCCGTTAGAGAATCCAATCTTATATCCTAACTGGCTTAAAATGGCATTTATACCGCTTATACGGGTATCAGTGTTAAGTATCGGATTTATTTCCTGATAGAAAGACCCTGCATCATCTCCAAAAACATTCTTCACATAATCTGGAAGCCCAAATTCTTTTGATCTAAGCTTCATGGCTTGTGGTGTCATAGAGGATACAGGTGATCCGCTTGGAAGGAGTAACCTTTCATCTGCCAGGACAATCCTCTTGGAATCAAGGATTTCTTTTGCATTACGGCTGTATGCAATGTCCAGGTCTTTTAACTCTTCAATTGCTTCTGCAAATATTGGAAGCCCCAGTGGTGTACTAATGTCCACATTGTTCGCCTGCGGTGTCCGTAGAACTCCATACAAAGCTCCGTCCAGCTTCTCACCGTTTGCCTTGAGTATCGGCGGCGTATCTGCCATTAGGTCAGCCCATTTGGTCTGTTTAAGGTCAATTTTATCACCGATGCTCTGAGGGGATTTCGACACATAAGCCCTGTTTGAAACATAATACGGATAGGTCGTTACTCCGTCCACAGTGGTCTCAACAAATCTATGATATTCAAGCCGTGTATAGTATTTCCGTCCAACAGTATAAGAATCCTTAAATATAATCCCTTTGATTTCCTGATTGTCATAATCCACAATCATCACGTCTGCCGGAATAAATATGTCAAGGCTCTCGCCGTTCGGCTTGATAAATACTGTTCCGTAAGCACAGCCGTATTCTACCCAGTGTCGGATCTGGAAATATACTTTATCTATCTGCTCCTGTAACCATATTGCCCTTGCAGAGCCATCTATCTGAATGCCGATCGCCAATGTTGCGAGTCTGGCAGTCTCAGAACACACAGATTTAGCAAAATTAATCGTCTTGATATTATTCTTGTCATCTAACCATTCCGGAACTCCCCTGTAAATGTTCGCGCACCGGTTAATCAGTGATTCCATCTCTGGAAATTCTGCCGCCTGGATATTAAAATCCTCTTCGGCTTGTTTTTTGAAAATCATGTTAAACCACCTTTTTAGTGTTGTTATAAGTCCCATTATGCACTATGTCCTCTTCTCATCGACAATGGACTTGTCGCATACCTGAGAGAATCTATCCAGTGATCGTTACCATCTGGATAATCTGCGATAACTTCTCCATTGCTATCTACTTCATGTTCATAATTGATAATTTCCTTGTATGCTCTAGGCGTTCGTGCCGGATCAATGACTAATGTTCGGCACTGTAACCACTCAAAAGTATATTTGCGGCTTCCCGGTGTAACAATGGCCCTACGTGCTGGAAGCCCTGCATCTCGGAAGTCAATAATACTTTCTTCTTCATCAACTCCGCAAGATATTGAATAATCGTCATATCCTTTTTTCTTTATCTGATTAGCCATTTCCTTGTTTCTTATCTTGGGACCTCCAAGCTCGTCTAACAAAAAAACTTTTTCCTGATTAGGAACATAAGCTACACGGAGAAACGCCTTAGGATCTGGATACCACCCCCAGTCCTGTCCCTGGTAAATGCTTTGATACTTCTGAATCTCTTCATCTGTTATTGTCCGAATCTCCAACAGCTCAAAAATATTTGTTCCAAGTCCAACCGGGAGTCCTAAATATTCATGGTCGTAAGCTCTCTGATTTGTCTTTCTTAAATGCTCCGCATCGTCAATGAATTGCTGTCCAAGCCATTCAATAGGGACTGATCTATAATCGCTCTTGTGCCTGTAGCTGTCAGCTCTTGGTTCTTCTACGTACACGTTCGCCCAGTTACTCCGGCTGATTGGTGGATTGAATGTCTTAAATACCTCAAATTTGCTTCCACCACGAAGTACAGACTGTTGAACTGTACGGATTTCTTCGATATTTGAAAATTCGTCAAGTTCCTCGAACCAGAGATACTTGAAATATCCCTTGCTTGCTTTAATAGATTTAGTCTTTTTTGCCTTGTCCAGTCCTCTGAATATGATTTTCTGTCCAGTAGGCTTATAAGTGTACTGCATAGGGCTTACACTGGTGTCCCATAGTTCATTGACTCCGAGTGCGTCAATTCCCCATGCTATCTGTTCATAAACGGATTCTCGAAGTGTGTTTCCAACTTTACGGAAGATAACAGCATTTGACATTATACCGTTCTCTGCGTCCTGCATCATCAGGAAAGGAATCATTACACCTACAAAAGATGATTTAGTAGATCCGCGCCCACCATACAAATCATAATAGGTGTGTTTTCCGTCCAAAATGTCCCAGAACACATTGTAAAAGGCAGGAGCTATAATTTCATCCAGATTAATCGGATTCTCATTCATTCTGTTTCTCCGGCCTTGGAATGTTATTCACAATCGTAATCTTTCCATCTCCAGAATCATCATTTTTCTTATCAGCATCCCATCCCTTAAAATTATTTCTCAAGCTGAACTGAGCGCCATTTGAACCATCACGATCAAATAGCCTTTCCTCTGCGTACTGTTCTACTCTGGCTTTCGCGCGCGTAATCGTGTCATTAAACTCTGGTTTTGCTTGATAATTCAAAAGCGCCTGTC